TTTACTTCTAGCTAATTTTCTACATTCTTTTGAGCAATAAAAAACTATCTGATTAAATGAATTACGATTAATTTCACTACCACACCAATTACATTTTGTTTGTAGTTCTAAAGACAATACCATATTAAAACTCCCTAAGCTGTCTAAAACCTCTTGATCTCAGTATTTCTTGCAATCTTTGAATACTTGTAACTCCCATGTTTCTAGTGTCCATTATTTTAGCAACTGAAAAATTCTTAAGTAGGTCACCAACAGTATAAATCTTATTCTCAACAAAGTAATCTCGTAATCTCTTATCATTTATACCTAACGAAGCAACAGGACAATTACTTTCATCCTCATTTGATCTGCCCATTTCAGTTCTTAGTTTATTTAATTTGTTAGTAGTTTCCTCTAGATCCCTTCGCAACATAGCTTGTGACGTTATAAATTTGATAACACTAGGGTTTGATTTAAGTTTTTGCAAAGCTAATTTTTCAACTTGCTCAACCCGTTGCTTCGTTATTCCCAACTCGTCACCAATTTCTTGTAAGGTCTTAGGCTTAGGCTTTATACGCTCATTAATGACAGTATATTCTTCATCATTTAGCCCTGATGTTAATACATCTTTTATCTCACCCAATGTACCTGTACTTGCATCTGACCCAACACTACCTATCCTCATTATTAAAGTAAGTACTTCATATAACAAAGGCTCAATCTTACATAGCTGCTCACATTCAATTGTAAGCCCTTCAAAACTTATTGAGGTTAGCTTTGTCTTATATGCTATTTCAACTTCAGGTAATGTTAAAGTATGTCGGTCTAAAACTTCTGCCAAAACATAAAGCTTTATAAATGTACTTAACTTCATATCCCCATACTGCATATCAACTACATACTTGCTTAATAGCTGATAAGATATATCAAGCAGTTTAGCTAAAGCAGTAAGAGAAAAAGGTGCTGTTCTAATACGCTCACTCAATCGGTTTAAAATTGTATCCATTTATTCCTCCGTTATAAACTTATCAGAACGAAATACACCTACTTGATCTAGCTTATAAATACCAATTAGTGTACGATCATCACAACAAATACCATCTATATCAGGTGCTGCCATAAGATAGGGGTCCATAGGTGTGTCCTCAGCAATCCATACGTAAATTGCCTCAGGAAATTTAGTCTTATTTTTTTTCTTTTCCACTTTCTTTTTCATGTTTTACTCCTCCAATTTTATTAGTAGAAAGATTATCACTTACATTATTACTAATAGTAACATCTACAACCGCTGAGTTCGTAACCGCTGAGTCCAAAACATTTTTAGGTTCATCCATAAGATCGCTAGGCTTTAATTTTACTGGCTTATTAGGATGTGTTGTCATACCTTCATCTACTCCACAAATACCTTCACGAAACTTAATTAAATCTCTGATTACTTCATCAACCATACCTGCAAAATTAGCATATTGATGGTCTCTACCGCCAAGTACTATTTCAAGTAACCGTTTAAAAAGTATGTCTTTCGGCTCACCATAAAGTACCTTACCAACCGCCCGTTCAATCCACTTTTTTGAATCTTCATGCCATACATACTTAACATTAAACAACCCCCAAGCGTATGATCGTGAACCAAATCCCTTCTTCCTACCTTCAACTAAAAACCCCTGCCACTCATTAGCTTGATCGAAATCCAAGTTTTCATCACGAAGATAGAATGGTATTGCGGTGAAGTGTTTAAATTCTTGCTTTAATGATGTGCGATTCTCTTTTGGTTTAACCGCCATAGATCCTCCTTACTAGCAATAATATTAGCATAATCTAAATATTATGTCAAGTTATTTTTTATAAACTATTGATAATTAATAATTATTCTTCTTCAGTAACTTCTTCATTAGCTGCAGGCTTAGGCTTAGGCTTTGGTTTAGCTACAGGTGCACCAGGCTTAGCACCACCAGGCATCCCAGGCATTATCTCAGGCTCAGGTTCCTTCTCCAAATTCTCTTCCTCAACATCATGGTTAGCACCAATTCTACCACGAATTGTTTTCAATGAAAGGACTTTCTCCTGATGGTATGCTACGAATGCATCTGCTTCCTTCTTAACATCCCTAGAAATCAAAGATGGAAATACTAATTCAGCTTCGGGTCTAGGCTCTTTCAATTCACCACTATCAAGCCCCGCATCAATCACCCTATCAAATATTTCAATGAAAGCATCCCTCATATCATCTTGCAAATCTTCAAACTCTCTTACCGCTGGAGATTCGGCAACCATACTAGACGAGTAGTTAGCATTTGAAGCATCACCTGTAACCATATATTCAGGTAACCCAGCACCTGCTGCAATTGACAATAGAATATTTCTACCATCCTGTGCTGAATCCCTAGCATCTAAGTCAGGAGATAGAAATTTATATACAACTCCACGTGCAGTAAGTGTGGTACCTGGTCTAAACAACTGTGTTTTACTGCTCTCAACACCTGTTGCTTGTGACCTAGTAGCATCCCGCATACTCTTTACTGTAGCACTAGGACCAACTCCAGATGGTATTTCTTTAACTAATGCAACAGCAGTCCTAATCTTATTTAATATAACACGGTCTTTCAACCAATCGTTATACGTTTTCAATTCATATAATATAGGTTCAAGATAAGGAAATCCTCTTTTACAATTTGAATCGGCTGATAGCTTCTTATGTATAACATCCTTAGCAGGCACACGAATCCATGAATTCATATCCTCGCCTGTCATATAATAATAAAAGAATATCTTTTCAATATCATTTTTAGCTGTCTCAATTCCATAGCTAAGATTGCCACGTACAGGTTTACCACCAATCATTCCAGCACCATACTTAGGTGGGTTCTTCACACGTTCAGGTTCCATAAACCGAATACGTACCATACCATCAGTATCAAGAAAAAAACGTAAGAATACTTCACCATCTCTAGTATAACGTCTAACAAACTCTTTTTGTTTTCTAAGAAACTTCTCTTTTTTTACGAAGGCTTCCCAATAATCAACATACAAATTTAAATGAGCATCTGATACTTCTTTCTTAAACTTCATAGCAAATGTAACACCACGACCTATTGTAAACTTACACAAGCTCCTTATTACTGCCCTTCCATGTGGGTTAAATCTATAAAACTTTCTAGCTTGTTCCCTAGAAATATCTAACTTCTCAGGGCTCAAAGCATCATTAGAAGTTAAAGTCTCACCTAATCCAGACGTACCTGTGATAGTCCAGCCTGTATCATCTTCAGGACGAGCTAACAACCCCACCTCTGATATTTTTTTAGCTTCTTCTAACTGATTTAATGCCAATGTTGCAGATGCTAAACTTATTTCCTTATTCTTCATCCACAACTTAAAAGGCAATGTGATTTTCTCAAACACTACCAGCACCTCCTTAAAAATTAGCAGGAATTAAGAATGAACCGTCTTGCTCTGGGACATTCCATTGTTCGTAAATATCTTCAGCTACCCCTTCCTTACATGCTTCTCTAGCAAACCAGCAACCCATAACGTGATCAGAGGTGGCAGAAAATGGATAGCTATTCATTTCTTTTATAAACATACAGAAACCACAATCACATTCTGAATCGTGATTAGGCATCATTACTCTCCAACTTCTATTACTAAATTCAACTTCCATAGCCGGTAGTCCTACCTCAGAACGTTTAATTGAACCTAAAGTTTCATAGGACATTATTCTATCCCAGAACACATACTTGTTTGATTCCTCAGCTACCCATTCAACAAGTGACCCTTGGAAAGCATTCGTTTCAACTATTATTACCTCAGGTTGATAGAGCCTATCAACATCAGCAAGCTCACGTGCTATCTTAGGTGATGTCCATGCACCACTACGTATATCAACAGGCACTTTCATATTTGTACGCTGATTATACCCTAATGTAAATATAACCGTACCAGGACGCTTTGAAGAAGCTAAGTCTACACCTGTATAAAATATAAAATCGCTTGTAATCATTGACTTAGGATCAACACCATATTCAATGCAATCAATAAAGCTAGGAAACATTAAGTCAGATGAAGTGATAGCCTTCTGTCTAAAGCCTCTATCAAACGATCGCTGTGTAACAGTAGTATTTCCATACTTCTGTTTAAGTACCCTCATATTCCACTTGTTAATCCATAATGGTACATTTGTAAAGTCACCTTCAACAGGGTCAGTAGTTTTTGAATACCTTTTAAATACAGGATGCTCATCATCTGGAGCATTGTAAATGGTAGTTTTAATCTTGTCAAAATTCTGTGTAACTTCCTGCTTCATTGTACAATAGCTTGAGTCCTTCATAAGTTTAAATGTATTATCATCCTGATGCCAAACTGTAGCTATATAAACAGTATGCCCTCCGGGCTCAAGACGGGACATCCAAACATCTTGATAAATATCAGGCAATTTTCTCCTAAGCTCTGGCTGGTCAATAGCATTTCTTCTATCAACTATATCATCAAATAGAATTAAGTCACCTCTACCACCAATACCAGTACTAAATATACCTTTAGCCTGTAAGCTAGGGTCAATTGAACGAACACCTGGGGGACGTTCAACAAAAATTTCATGCTGTGTCCAACTCTCATTATGGTCTGGTTTAACACCTGGAAAATACCGTTTGTAATCCTTATCAAATTCTATATATCTACTTACTGTCTTAACACGAGCCATTGCATTTTGATCTGAATTGCATACAATCTTAATACGTTGTTCAGGATGCAGCCCTAACCAGTAAAGAGGTAAACCAATGACAATCTGTGTGCTTTTACCATGCCCCCACGGAGCAAGTATAACAGGATGTACACCTCTCTCCCAACAGTAAACGATATGCTCATGCCATGCAATATGAATTTCAGCTTGTTCGACTAGCTCTCCACGGTTATCTTTTAAAACACATTGTACAAAAGAATTTAAATCCTTCCTAGCCTGTGTCTGATTTAACATATCACATAAATATACATACCTATATAAAAGGTTGTTATATTTCAGCTTGGTCTCAACTGCCAATTTCGTAGTCACTATCTTCACCTTCCCCAACATCTATAGTAACAGGTTCTTCTGCCATAGCTTCTTTAAAGAACTCGTCCTTGAACAAGGTAGCTTTCTCAACTTCTTCATCAGTCTGTATTAACCCATAACGTACCAATTCTCTTTCCAAATCCTTTCTTTCAGCTTCAATACTATCTGGATACCTAACTTTAACTAGGTCCATCATTTCCTTAAACTGCTTATCTATATCAACAATACCTTTGTCTGCTGTAACTATCATATCATCAAGATTTCTGATAACTCTTATCATTCTGTCTGCTTCAGGAGCACCTGCACCACCCTCTTCAACTAGCTTTTCAAACTCCTTACGTATTTTAACAAGAAGTTTTCGGTTTGCCAACTGATGCTGCCTACGAAGTAATTGGTTTTGCAGCTCTACAAGCAAATTCTGCTCATAAGCACGTTTTAATTCACTAAACCTATCATCATTAGGCATAAGAGTGTTTGTTTTATCAACCATATCTCGCTCCTATCACTAGTATTATACACCATTATACAACTTAAAGCAAATGCTAACTTATGGTAAGGTTTTTATCCATTTTCAGTATCAACTTCCTTATTTTGCCTATCTGCTTTTAGTTTTTCCTTCCTATCTCTAACAGGGTGATGCTGTACTAGCTTTCTAACATAGACTGTGCTTAAATTATACTTACGTGCAAGTAACCGATAATCAACACCATTTTTATATTCAGCTTTTAACTTCTCGTTTCGCTTTGCCGCAAGCAGCCTGTCCATTTTGCCTACGTACACACTTACCTGATTTTTATACTTGCTATAGAACTCATCGGCTGCTGCTACCCCTAATAGCTCCTCAATTGTCTTGTACCACTTTGATTTTCTATTTGCAACAATAGCACATTCACCACCAAATCTACGGTGCATTTCTAATGTAAAAGTTTGACCACCTAATCTGACTAGCTCATTATATAATTTTTTAATAGTTATATACATCAACTACTCCTGTGAATTTAGTTTATTGAAGGGTAAAAATTGTAATGTTATTGACGTATGTCACTTTATTTTTGAGATTCGGTATTGATTACCCGAATAACTTCATCGAGCTTTGCGGCAATAGCAAGTATAGCTTGCTCATGCCTAGCTACTTGTTCTTTTAATGCAACTTGTTCTTTCAACTCTTTCAACTCTTTACCTAGCTCTCTAACTTCATCATTAAAGTTCTTTTCCATATTTTTTCTAGCTACATGAGACCAGCAAGTCAAAGGATTGCTCATAAATTTATCACCTCGCTAACACCGTTAGATTCTGTTACTCTAAAAGCTTTGTCAGCTATTTCTATTAGTTCATCACTATGAGATACCATTATAACCTGTAACCCTAAACGCTTTGATAAATCACTAATAGCCCTACCAACTAAGGTTAATTTGTCTGCACTTACATATTTAAAAGGCTCATCCAATATAAATATTGGCATTGTTTTATCACTTTGTAAACTCCATACAGCTAATCTCATTGCGAAAGATACAATATCAACTACACCCCCACCACATTCATCCTTAAGGCTAACTTCAACACCACCTTTGTAAACTGTGAGATCACACTCATTCTTATCTCTGCGGAATACAAATGTTAGCTTTAACGAGTACTCATCTCCATACACCAGCCTAAGCATAGATGAGGTTATATCTTCAAAGTAATGTATTATCTTATCCTGTGTTACTTTGCCAATTTTAGTGAAGAAATCAAGAGCTTCTTCATATATCACCAAATTATCATTACACACCTGTAATGATTTAGTAACATTACCAAGATCTAATTGCAACTTTGCTTTATACCCTTTCTTATTTTCAATCCACTTTTGTAGCTCGTTCATCAAATTTCCTTATACTTTCTTTAAGATCGTTAAGCATTGTATTACATTCAGTTGATAAACTAGCTATATCTACCTTTAATAAATCTATTTCATTCAGAGCTACATCAATACTTGTTAAACCAAAATCAGTATTTAGTCTTTCCATTAAGGTGTTAAGCTTACCTACTAGCTGGTCTTTTAGACGTCTCCTTGACTCTAAATCTTTGTTGATTTTCTCCAGGCTATCTGTAAGTACATCCAAATCATTAACTATCTCATCCATCATCTCATCTCGCATTGTGTAAGTACTTCAAGTATTTTGGACTTAGCCAACTCGGAAACCTCTGCTGTATTTAAAGCTATTCTTACGTTATTAGCAAATGAAATTGATATCTCATCTTTATTCTCCAGTTGCTTTACAAAATCTTCTAATTGAGTCCGAGCAAATTCAGTTTTGACTTCAGTATTAGTAACAAACACATCTTTTGCATACTCTAACTGATGCCATTGAGCCCTTTGTGATTCCATATCATATACAACTACTGATGGTACAATATCCTTTTCAGCTAAACTCTGCCTACATAATGCTCCTGGATTTATAATTAATGTATCACCAACTCTATACTCAAATGGATAGTGGTAATCACCACATAAAATTAAATCATACCCAGGATGCTTACGTACAAACTTTTTAGGATGGTCTATAGCATGTCCCGGAAACAATGGTACATCACCTATAGAACCATGCACAACTAACACTTTAAATTTACTGTTAGCTGCAGGTTTAGGGACTTCTTGCCCCCATGAAGCACCATACAGCTCTAAGTTATCTTCACAAGGTACATGACTTACTTTTTCATATAATAACTGTACTAAACCAGCATAAATTAATGTACCTAAAGAGGTCTTATGCATATGCTTTAAATTCCACATGTACATATCATGCTGACCAAATACAGTATAAAGATATGAACCACAATCGTGGTCAACACACCTGTATAAATGATCTATATATCTATTTAATGTAGCGTTACCGACTGACGATGAGTCGAAGAAGTCACCAGCTTGCAGTATTATATCGTTTCTTGGCTCTGTCAATGCAAGTACCTGCCAAAACTTATCATACTGTGCATCTGGAAAGTTATCAGTCCGACTCCTCGGAGAGGATCCTCTTAAGTGAAGATCCCCGACCAATGTCAACTTCATCAAATCCCCTTTCTACGTATACCTCTTTATACTTTTCTTTAGTACCTCTAAAAGCAACCATCCGACTGTAGCTCTCAGTCTCAGACTTCTTAGGTGATTTATAATGCTCACATTTGGTTGTACACATCAAGCTATTAGCTAAATTGTTGTTCTTACGCCCAAGCTGCCCCCGTATTCTTGAATACTTGCATTGTAATCTTGTTATTCTGCCCCGTGTTGCAGGACAATCAAAACCGTTATCAATTAAGAATTGATCTATGTTCAACCTGTCACTCCTTTCTTAAATTCAATAGCCTCAGTTGTCAATGCATCCAATAAATTTGTTGTATTAACTAAGTCTTTAGGTTTTATACCATCACCTGCAAGTATAGCTTTATATGTTTTAGTATGCAGATTACTAAAATCATCAGTAGTAACTTTCTTTGAGCCGTAAGTTATGCTAGTGAGATCTATATGATGAACCCTATTAAGATGTATAATACGGCTCTGCTCATTTATATTAGCATTTAAAGAAATCTTCCAATCAACCTTACAGGTGTTACTTAACAACCTACCTGTCATTTCACGCTCATCCATAGGTGACGTAGTAAACTCTAAAAACGGACCCAATTCACGAACCAACAAATCAAAATAATGTACACCTATATTCCATAACAAACCCCCACTCTCATCAATATTAACTTTCCATGACTTAAAATACCAATCGCCTCTATGTACTAAAATATCCATCCTTACACTATTAAATTCATTTGCATACTTTGACTTACCAATTATATTATAAGCATGTCTAAGCTGTAGTACTGTATTGACATCAGTATCATTAAGTAATACGGATAATTGTTCAGGCTCTAGCACAAGCGGCTTCTCACATATAACTTTCTTATTACGTCTACGTGCTTCAATAATTTGTGGGAAATGTAGGTAGTTAGGTGTCAATATACAAACATAATCAACATGCTTAAACTCATGGCTCTCCATCATTACAGACCAATCGGTATACAACTTTGGTTTGAATTTACTAAGCTCAAAAATACTAAATTTATTATCATTTATATCACAGGCACATACTATATCACCACCAACCTCTTCAATTGCTTTCAAGTGACGAGGTGCTATAAATCCTAAACCTATAAGAGCAAACTTCATTCTAACCTCCTAGATAAATGGTCGCATACTGATTGGGTCATTTTCCTATTACAGAAAGGACAAATGTCTAACTGTTTCAATTTCTCTTTATATTGTGTCTTTTTAAAATTTATCTCATTAATTGTTAGTCTAATGTTTTCTTCGGCTGAGGTTATAAACTGCTTAACCTTCTCTATATCTTCACATAAGGCACAAAGTTTTTTATACCTACTATACTTAACATCATACTTATTAACTAGATCAGTAATTGCCAATAAATCCTCACTAAATACAGCCATGTTACAATCAGTTTTAAATAGGGCAGCTTTTGTATTTACAATATCAGTAAGTAGTGTTTCAAGTTTAGTAAGGTTTGTCCTTTTTAAAATTAATGCATCCGCTTTTTGTAAATACTTATCAATCGAAAGTTCAATAGTAGTAAGGTCTTTGTACTTATCTAATTCAGATGTTAATACTTCCTGTTGTTTTGTTTGTGTCTTTATTAGTGAATTGTACTCCCTTATTGAACTATTACAACTAGACACACACATATCAATCAAGTCTATATTTAAAGCTTTATTTAATTCCTTAGCAATTTCACCACTAGATTCAAAGACCAAGTAGTAACCATCAAACTGACCCAAACAATTAATGTCAGTAATATCAATAACAGTTTTAACAGTATCCGGTACACTATTTCCACAAGCCCTAAAAATTTCTGAATTAACTTCATAATAATTCTCCCTACCCTTATACTTCTTTACAACACCACTACTTGTTTGCAACTCAACTTCACATTCTTCAGTACCTTGTCTGATAATGTTTGTGCCTAAAGGTCTATTAAATATAATCCATCTAATAGCCCGTAGCAAAGCAGATTTACCTGCATCACTAGAGCCTACTATAACATTAATTCCAGGTACAAAATCAATATGTGTATTGGCGTGAGATTGAAAGTTCTGAACACTAAGCTTTGTTATCATCAGTATTACCTAATACTTCTTTAATATAATCTTCAACCTCTTTCTTGTCTATTAAACCCCATCTATATCTGTTTCCCATTGTAGACCAATACTTCTTTAAAGCCACATGTTTAGTAGGCTTACCGTGGGTACGATAGTACGCATCAGTACAATATGTACCTAAACCATCTAAAAATTTTATTTCATCACTTGTAAAGTAAGCATCATCCGAATAGTTTTTAGCTTGCCGATATACTATTACAGGCATTTCTCAGTCTCTCCTTTCTAAGTTTCTTTGCTTCATTTTCCCTTGCTGATTTATCTAATGTATCAGCTAATTGACAAGACCAATTAGGGCATATCGCTCTAGCCCTCTTATTATGTACCCAAACCATATTATCACAATATATACACTTCTTATGCACATCCTTTTTAAAACTTGCACCCGATTTTGTCATGCTACTCCCCTTTATCAAAGGCTGATAACATTAAAGCATACACACCAAGATCCCCAACTGTATCGCATATTGATTCACCAACTTTATCCTCTTCACCTGCATACTTTAAATTGCAATAGCGTACATACTTATCAAGCATTCGTACAATTACACCAAAACCAATAAAATCCTCACGGGTTTTTAAGTGTATACCATTCTCTTTAAATATAAGACTTAAAATCTCACCGGTCTTAACCCAACTATTACCATAGTTTTGATTCTTAGATACAAATAACTCCTTCCTATCCTCAAACAACTTCTTTATCTTTTCAGTTAACGTATCATCAGATACCATTTTACTAGGATTACCAAGAACAACTTCTTGAAGTTCAAAATAATCATGTTGTTCCATACTATAACCTCTCTATTCTTCCATCTGGTTGTTTAACTAATATGTTAGTAAGATTAGCCCGTTTTTGAATAATCTTTTCACCTGGTTTTACATCTTTAACAACAACACTTCCTGCTCCTATTATAGCTCCTTTACCTATTGTTATACCGCACAGGATAACTGACCCAGCACCTATAACCACATCATCATCTACTAGAGTAGGTACAACTATAAATCTTTTACCTGCATCATATACATCCCTATAAATTGATTCTAACTTAGGGTTCTCTTCAAAATATTTTTTGTTTGCTGAAGGGTATAAACAATTAGTAAAGCACACATGCGGACCCACAAAAACATTATCCCCAATCGTAACACCCTCAGGTATAAAAGCAAACGCTTGAATAGAACAAAAGTCACCTATCACTACTCCACGCCCTATCTCTACAAAATTAGCAACAGAGCAATGCTCACCAATCTCAGCACAATAAACATTACTTAAAGGGTATATCTTAGTCCCACTTCCTATTTTCATAACTGTCCCCACTACAAACACCAGACTCTTTTCCTATAGGTTTAACAACTCCTACAACAGCACCACAAAAATTACAAGTAACTTCAGGAGCCCCACCAAATTCCATCTCACAGACTTCTTCATCAAAGAAAGTTATTTTCTTTATTAGTATAACTTGACCACAATTAAAGCAACTCAGATCAACATAAGTAGGATACATAAGACTCCGTATATAGCTTATATGCTATAGAGGTATAGTTTTTCCATTTTCGGAACCGTTGCCATTTGTGATTAACTTATGTACGTAATTAACAAAACAAGCAGGACTACAAAAATGTTTATCCTTATCCACTTTAATTTCCCTACCCCTAATAGTACATCTTAAATTATTCAGAATATTAATGCTATCAATATCTTCTACAACACTACCCGGCATCTTACAATCATCACATTCATATCTATTAACTATAGCCATATACCCTCCCATTAATCGTTGTGTAACACTAAATTTTCATACATATTACCATAAATGAAACAACGTGTCAAGTATTTTTTACATAAATATGTTATTTTTTATAGCTAAGGTATATGAAATCGTACAATTATTGGGTCAAAATCATGTACAGCAGGGCCTATGCTAGTTGTTGTATATTTTGCAACAGCTACATTATAAGAGAATATACTTAACTCTGAATTATGTTTAAGTTGCGGATGGGATCCATCTGCAGGTATTACACCTGCAGATCCGTTGCCTATGAACATCCATGAGTCTAGCTTTGTAATATCCTTATCAATCTGAATAGCATTAATAGCATGATAAAAATTTGAAGATACACAAATTGAATTAACTACAAACATAGGCAACTTTACCAATGGATTAACAAAATAACTTCTAGGTTTCCCATTGTAATTCCACTCACCTAACCACAATCCTTCGTGGTTAGACATATCACCAATAAGGGTTGCTTGCAATATTGACCTACCTAAACAGGCAGTAGAGAACCACGGCTTTGTACTATCAGGTCTAGTTTGTAGTTTATTAGGTAATGAAATACAATACCCTTCAACTATCTTATTGACAATAGACTTTCTATTAGATAAAGTTAAACTCCACCACGAACTAGAAAGATTAGTTATAGTTAAATTGTGATTGGTTTTTAACCATGACCAAAACCTCTTAACTGATGTGTCAAAATTAGGTTGATAGAACCAATTCCACCAGGGCATTTAACATACTCCTTATTCATTATTAGTAGGTAAACAAATTGTAGCAGTTTCGTCACCAAATAGTGAATCTTCTTTAAGATCACAATGCATCTTTGAAATGTATGTCCTCTGCATATCTAAATACTTTGCAAGCTTAGTTCGTGCTGCATATCGACCGCTAAACTTATTTAAACAGACTCTAAACGCAAATTTTCTTAAATTTTCTAACTTCGGTGGTGGTAGATTTTCAATTATTTCCCACAATTGATCTTCAAATTCCTTGAATTTGTAATCAGTTACCGGTTTATCAGGACCGTCATTTATCTGTGTTATCATTACAGGAGAATAGTTTATATTAATCCTATCCTCACTACCAAGACCTTTAATTAAAGATTTTGTTATATGTATACTCTGATTCTGTGTCATAATATTATTCTTACTATTTACTTCGGTACAATCTGCTTTCTTAATTTCTTTAAGTCTTTTTTTCTCAGCCCTCCTAGCAACAGCCTCAGGAGAATAGTCATGTTTCCTTCTTACTAATCTACCATTTACTGACAGTCTAACATCTTTAGTATCCATAATTACCTCTTATACAAAGTATTAGAATTACTATTTGTCTTTACATATGACTTAAAACAATTAAGACAATACACATGTTCACCTTTATCTATAACAATTATTTCTTCATTAGGATGTATAACTTTGTATCCATCATAATGAGTACAAATAGCACCACACTTGCAACATTTATTCTTTCTTCGCATTTTTCCATTCACTTAGTCTTGAAACATCCCTAAACAAATCCCATTCCATAATATAAGTTGAAGAATAATCCCACAAAAAATAAGGACCTTTTGAAATTACAGGATCTGTACCATATACTAGATAATCATACTTCCTAACTAAACAAATTGTAGCTTTATTTGTTATTTTTAATACTAAAATGGGGACTCTTTTATAGTGACAGGATTCCTGTTGGCACTTTTCCCAAGCCTCTTTTAATTCAGATTTCTTATCAGATCTTATCAGATCAAGAAGTAGATCATTCCTATTCCAATGCTTTAACTCAAACATTACCTTATCCATCAAAGGATGTCCGCATTCTTTAACAGCCATTACATCCCCACATTCTTCACTTATACCATGCCTAGCACCACTAGAATGTGTTCTCCAAAATACATCCTTGTCCTTACCATCAGTCCACCAAAGGGAAAGCTCCTTACAAAACTCCCTTTCAAAACTACTACCCTTCCTTTTACCTGCACCTTTTTTCATATATTCACTCAATATCATGGGATTCAACAATACTTTTCTTATCAATAATATGTAAATTTGCATGAGATATAAAGTCGTAATCAGTACATCTAGTCTGTGCTAATACTATACATTCATCATCCTCTCTTACTAAAAATCCTATAGTTTCACAGTTAGAAAGAGAACCTCTATTACGTGTCCATCCACCTACTGTTGCTGAATCTCTCCACTTTACAAACTTAATCATTTTGTATCTCCCTAACAGCTCTAATATGTATTTTACTTACAATATTACCGGAGTCCACAAGCCCATTTGAAAAGTCAACTACCCAAGCACCACCAAGCTCTTTACAAGATACTTCCCCAGTCCAGTAATAGGTACTAAGTACATTACCAAAAACTACATAAATTTCGGGGTGAGTTTGTTGATAATCAAAAGTGCTTACTAACTCCCAAACATTAGGCATTCTCCAATCTTTGTAACCACCCAAGTCTAATTTATAACAGTAGGTAGCTGCTTCTTCCCAAGTAACTAAAATATCCTTAGGAGCAGTCTCCCACATAAGATTGGTTCTAGTATCAGTAATCGTACCATCATTATTATCAATAAATCTCTTAACCACATTTTTATCCATCATAACACCTATAACTTTACAAGTGTAAGTGGGGCTTCACCCCTACTTCCATCTCTATATAGTGTAACACCTTTAATATAAGGTAAATTTTCCAATAGTAATTCACCTAACTCTTGTTCTGGAAAATCATTTTTCATATTAATTGTCTTACTTATAGCCGAATCAACATATTTCTGTGCTGTACATTGTACCTGCATATGTTCCCAGGGGGATATGTCGTTTGCACCGACAAAATGTGACACATCCTTACCATTATCTTTAAATTCCTTGTACAAAACATCATATTCCTCAACCTCTTTTATGACTTTACCACCTTCTTTAGATGCTGAATTGTACTTCCTTTTATAAACAGGAGCAAATATTGGTTCTAATCCAGATGAAACACCTGCTACTATACTTGTCGTACCTGTAGGTGGTATTGAAAGGACTGCACCATTTCTAATTCCATACTTTTCTAACTCTCTACGTACTCTATGTGGCAACCCCTTAACAAATAGTCCTTCCATATAACGTGCTTTATCAAACTTCTGAAATGGTCCTTTCTCTTTAGCTAAATTAATACTAGCAAGATAAGCATAGTCACGGATCTTTGACATTAAACTATCAATAAATTCTAAAGATTCATCTGAACCATATCGCTTTATGCCTAACTTAAGTAACAAGTAGTGTAATCCCATTACACCAAGCCCTATACGCCTTGATGCAGTAGCCGTAAGCTCAATGTCTTTAACTGGATAGATTGTAACATCAATAACATCATCTAAAAAACGTACCGCAATTTCTATTACATTTTTTAACTTTATCCAATCAACCTCATTCTTGTTCTTATTATACATTTCACTTAGATTTATTGAACCTAAACAACAAGCACCATAACGAGGTAGAGGTAATTCACCACAGGGATTAGTTGTATTAATATCTTCACAATATGAAAGTGGATTAAAATTCTTCAGGTTATCCAAGTTTATTAACCCTGGCTCCGCACATGTCCAAGCATTATGTACAATTAAATCCCACAATTCTCTAGCTTTAATGGTCTTATAAACTTTATTTCCAAATTTTAAATCAAAATCCTTATTC